CCTGCTAATGGGTTGTTTGAGTGGCTAAAGTTTTTATTAGTTCTAGGTGTGCCCTTAGGCGCTTTCTGCCTGCCGCCTGGGTTCTTACGGCCAGCAGTTTCAAAGATAGCACCGGAAGCAGTTTTGTTATGAATAGAAGCTGCGTAAGAGAAGCCACGTCTGTTTGGCCTAGTTGGCGTAGTTTTGTAACCAATACCTCTACGCATAAGAGTTGCGTTATAAATAGGCCATTTACCAGTTTTAGTTTCACCACGCCAATTAGAAGGCGTAAAGTCTGATGGAATATAACCGCGAGCCTTTTTAACAATAGGCTGTAATAGGGCAGCAACTTCGGTGCGTAGTTCAGCTGCTAGATCAGGTTCAAACTTGCGAAGTGCAGTCTGGAGTTGGCTAGCGCCTTTTAGCGTTGTTGCCATCCTTAATCTCCTTCGCCCTGTCCTTCATAGCCATTAAATAAGTCTTGAACATTCGCACATCCATGTCAATAAAGGATTGTGCAGGAATTCCCGTCTCTAGGCTCATTCGTGCAATGAGGTAGTGAAGGGAATCCCTAGTTAGTCCAAAGGGTCATCATCAAGAACTTCCACACGCACAAGCGTTTCTAAGAAATCTGCGCCGAAAGGCTTAACAGTTTCTCCCGATCTACGGATACATTCCCAGGCTAACCAATATACGTCAGTCTGTTTCTCATCCTCGCGGAAGGCTTTGTGTAAGCCTTTCTTTGCATAGACTTCAAAAGCAAACTCTATTGCTGGTGTGATTGTGTGAGTGGTATCGCTACCATCCACCCTTACTATTCTTAACTTTGCCATGTTAGCCCTTTTCTGTTAGTTGTTTAGAATGTGCCTGTTGTTGCGTATGAAGTTGCGCTGTTGCAGGTAAAAGTGATGTCAATCATCGCTTCATCGGCTACTGCGCCGTTAATGTCTGTTAGGTTATCAACAAGAATTGTGCCTGAGTAAAGCACGTTTGTTGCTGATGTTGCAGCTGACTTATCTTGAATTGCTGTAAACGCTACGGTTGTGCCGTAAGCAGCTTGCAGAGTAGCAAGAACTGATCCTGCTGCTGTGTCATTTAAGAATGTTACTGTAATGGTGTCAGCTGAAAGTCCGCCTACGAACTTGTGGGCTGTGTCTCCCATTGCAGTTACTTCTAGTTGATCTCTTTGGCGGTTTAATGTAAAAGCTGTAACGTGATCTGATAGATCAACTGTTGCAACCTTAAAGCCAACTTTGTTGTTAAGAAAAATTGCCATTGTTTATTCCTCGTCTTTCTTGGCTGGTGCCTTTGGGGTGGTGTTGATTTGACCGATCTTCTTCAAGAAAGCCAAATCCTCAGGTGTTAGATGATCGGACATATTAACTCCAACTCGTTAAGATACTCACACGTATTTCCGTTGTGAGAAGGTCTCCAGCTGTTGAGTCAACAGACACACCAGACACAGAGCCAATGTTATAGTTTAGCGTGGATGCCGCTAGTTTGGTGAACACGTCAACAATAAAATCTTCCATGCTTGCAAGTGAGCCTTGATTGTCAAGTAATGGTAAATAAAGTTTAATTCTAAAGTTAGCCAGTGGTGCAATAGTTATATGTTGGTTATTGCTTGGCACAATATAAGGATCATCAGGTTCTACAACAACGCTGTTGGCCAGCGGTGAGGCAGGTGGAAAAGAAAATACCTGCCATACCGCCGGATTACTTAAAGCCGTTGCAATGGTAGAACGGAGAGTTGTGACGGCAACTGTCATCCGACTAGTCCACTTGGGTTTAAGTAATTCGCAATCAGACCTCTGACTTTGGCGAGGAGCGTGTTCCCGAGTCGGTAAGGTGAGGGAGTAAATCCATCAGGGCTTACACCGCCAGCGTTTGAAAGTTGTCTTGCTTGCCAAATATCAACGGCAATCATAAGTGATGCTTCTCTAATTTCTGGGATTGTTGCAAAATCTACGTTTGTGCCAGCAGCTACTGTGGCAAACGGTTGAATTGGGTTCTTAACCTGATCTGCGCCTGTGGCTGCATAGGTTATGGAATAGTTATAAGCCGTCAAAGAATAGTTCTGGTAGTTAAGGGCAGATACTTGAACTGCGCCGTTAATCTCAGTAATTGTCTTTGTGCCGTTGAAAGGTGAACCGGCATTAGTGATAGTTACGCTCTGGCCAACATACATGCCATGAGGTTGTTGGAAATAAAGTGTTGCAAAGTTATCTTGCAAGCTTCGAGCAGCTGCGTAATAGTTGTTAAACCATAGATGGCTCTTGATAATGTTTTCAGCGGCCTGTGCGCATTCTTCAACTACGTCATTGCTATAGAGAGAGCCTATGCCTAGAACGCTGCGCAGTTCGGCTTGTGTTACATATGTTGCTGGCATGATTTCCTCTCTAATTAAAATTGAAGGGGCTAAGGGCTACAAAGCCCCTTCAACACGTTTGCTAGTTGCTAATTAAGCAACCATCCACTTATAAGCCCCAGCGTTCACTTTCGCGGCCGTGGCTCCATAGCCATAATAGGCAACGTTGATTTGACCTGAAGCAATTACTGCTGCTTCCAACTTGAATGTTGGTGATTCATACCATGTAAATGAATCTGGGTTAACAACGATGATTGAACCATCGCCTGTTCCTGAAAGGTTACGATCAACGTATAGGTTGTAGCCGTTGATGTTACCGCGTAGTGATGTTGGTGCAGCGTTACCACCAGCGTTTTGTGGCTGGGTGGCAGTATAAATTGCACGATTGTTTCCATCAACAAGACCCATAATTGCGCCCCATTGGTCTGGAGATACAACGATGTTCTGTGCGAATCCAAGTGTGCCTGAGTAGATTGACACTGCTGAATCTGCTACGAAGTCGAGAAGGTTAGCTGCTGACATTGTGCGGTTTCCGCCGTCTGTCGCTGCTGCTGCAACTACTGTTGCAACGCGTGCATCTGTTGCCTTTGCATATGCAAATTCCATGTTCTTAACAAGTTCAGCAAAAAACGCTGGGCTTGAACGATCTAGGATTTCTACTGAGAATACTTGCTGTCCAGCAAACTTTTGAACTGTTACTGATAGGTAAGCATCTTCCATGTTAGTTTCTGATGGTGTGCCAGCTTCAGCTGTAACTGCTACGGTAGGAACGGCTGAAATTTTAGGAATTTCAAAAGTCATACCTGCATCTGGCAAAACTCCGCGAGAGATTGCGTCAATGAATGGGCGGTCTGCGTTAGCAAGTGGGTTGATAACTTCTGTTAGCTGACGTGTTGGAACAAGACCAGCGTTGTTTGTTGTGCTTGCTGCTGCTAGGAGATATTGACGTGCATCGTCATCGCCTAACTTTGCGCGAACTGTGTTCTCTAGGAACTTCTCTTTTGAGAGTTCAATACGTGGAGCGGTATACATTGCTGCTGTTACTGTTGGGCGTGAGGCTTCAACCGCAGGGGTTTCTACTACAGCCTCAGGTGCTACGGCATCTGGAGTATCCAAGATGGCCTCACTTTCTGATTGTGGGATTTCGGTTAGTGCTTCATCTTCGGTTTCTGCCGCTGATGCTGCAACGCTAGTTACTGCTGCTGAATCGAACGCAGCTGCTTGAACAAGACTTGTTTCAAATAGTCTTGCTGATTGGACATACAACACGCCGTTACGTGGTTGTGATGCTAGAACTTCGACTCCAACACTAAGCCCTGAACGAAGGCCGTCTGATGCTTCGATTAGTGAGTCTGTTCCGCGGCTAGTGTTGGAGACTTTAAATGATGCGTAAACGCCGTCTGCTGTTTCATTGAAGTTAACGGCTTTGCCGATTGGCTTCTTAGCATCGTGTTCTAATAATAGTTTTGACTTGCCTGGTTCTGGAAGTTGTATTGAACCACGTTCAAACACAACCGCGCCTACTGATGTCTGGCCAATTTCGCCATCGTAAGGCACAATTTTGCCAGAGATAATTCTACGGCCTTGATCGCACTCTATATCGCTACTGAAGGTTAATTGCATTTGTCGCACTCCCGTTTGGTGATAGATCTTCCATTGCCATTGCATCCTGAACTGTAATTAGTCCAAGTGCCAACATTTTTTCAATTACTAACAAGCGTTCCATTGAGTCAGCACGTAGGAATCCTGATTCCAAATCAAAACAAATCTTTTGTGTTGATGGAGTTATGTCATTCATTGACAGACGCGCTTCGATTGCTGAGATAAAAGGTTGTAAAGATAGAGACACGAATTGGCGGCGTTCATCTTGCACGTTGGCATAAGTCATGCTGTTGTTCATGTCAGCTGAGATGTAATACGCTGGCACGTTGCATAGTCTTGCAATTTCGGTTGCCATGTATTGCTTTGCTTCATTTAGCATCATGTCTTTAGGTGAGAATGATGCAGGTTGAAATTCTAGTGTGCTTGTGAGATAAGCAGTGCTGCGATTCTGACGAGCATTGCGCCACGCAGCTAGTAAGCCTTGCACTTCATTCTCGCCAAGGTCTGCGCCTGTGTTCTTTAGAACGCCAGAAGGCATTGGTGTTGCAGCTGCTATTGAAGATGCTCTGTCGAGATCAAGAGCTGCGGTCAAACTACGCGCTCCGGTTTGTAAAATGCCATCGGTCATGCTCTGGAATGTAACTAAACTTCCAATACCGGACATAGGTCGCACTGAGCCATCTACTTGATAACCTTCGATAAATGTATTTGTCTTGTTGTATTTAGGAATGACGCGAGAGTTAGCAACCCAGTTAAAACGAGCCGGATAACCATTGTCTGCATAGACTTCTGTAATTTCCCAATAAGCCACGCCAAAGAATAGAAGTGAATCTACTGTGTAAGCCATTGTAACTGCATAAGGTTGGTTCTGTGATGGTTGATCCATCCAAGGCAACTTAGGCAGGTATTCGTCAGTGCGCTTTAATTCTAATTTCAATTCCATTGCACCAATAGTGTTGCAAATAAGATTTCTGCATCTACTTACAGCTGGGATAGACATCGCGCTAATGCGATCTATTGAAAGTAAGTTATAGGGTATTTGGTATTGGTAGGTATCGGCCATTACTGGCGGTGCATACTGCGCTTCGATTATTGCTGGCTTGCTAAAGCGAGAGAATAAACCCATACACCAACCTTACCCTAGTTGGCAAGTATTGTCTCAT